GATTAAAAAATGCTGCAGCTACTAAAAAACTAGCTATATTTGACGCATTTGAAATACTTAACAGAATTCAAGAAGAAAAGAACTTGCTTGAGGGCAAAGCACCTGAAGAGAGAAAGGAAACGGTCTTTAAAGGATTCGCAGAAGGTAGATCTAAGTAATGTACGAGCAAAGTTTAGTTAAAATAATTGAACCCATTAAGAGGACAACTATTAGTCGTCTTAATAAATCTAAAAAATGGAAATATGGATACAATAAAGAACATGATATTGTGGTTATCTCTAAAACGGGAAAAATTGGTAAAATCTATGAAATCCAAGGTTTGCGAATTGGCTTGCCGTTGGAACCAAAAGGAGTGTACGTGCACCCCAAAAACAAATGGGTAAAGTTTGAACAACCAAAAGAATTATCTCGTTTAAAAAATATATTTGACTGGAAAAACTATCCAGATGAAAATAAAGAAAAATGGTTTGATTATATAGACGAAGAATTTAAAAGAAGAGATGAAGGTTTTTGGTTTACTAATGGGGGAAAACCAACGTATTTAACGGGTACACATTATATGTATCTTCAGTGGAGCAAGATAGATGTAGGTGCTCCTGATTTTAGAGAAGCTAATAGATTATTTTTCATATTTTGGGAAGCTTGTAAAGCAGATAAAAGATGTTATGGTATGTGCTACTTAAAAAATAGACGATCTGGTTTTTCGTTTATGTCATCTGCTGAAACGGTTAATTTAGCTACTCTTGCTAGCGATAGTAGATATGGAATACTATCTAAAACAGGTGCCGACGCTAAGAAAATGTTTACGGATAAAGTTGTACCAATTAGTATAAACTACCCTTTCTTTTTTAAACCAATACAAGATGGTATGGATAGGCCAAAATCAGAACTTGCTTATAGAGTACCGGCTAGTAAGTTTACTAGAAA